ATAATCCTATTACTCCATATTGGGTTAGTACTTGGATTGTTATTTCTTCTATCATTGTTTGCCCTCTAATTCTACTGATGTATCACTCGGCTGTGCTGCTACTTGGTCCGGTTCTTTTTCTTTATCACTAAGTAGTTCGTTTTGTAAACTAGCGGGGAATGTTAAGGCTATCTCTAAGTTCAACTGATTCAAGATCTGCTCCTCAACATATAGCTGTTCCCCTTTGACACTTTGCTCATAGGACAAGTATACAATTTTCCCGCTAGCGTCAGTAAACTCTTTGGCATTACCGACTATGATCTGTGGTACATTTACAACTTGGAAGAAATAATCGTTTAGTTTGTCTATCCAAGCTAGAGGGTTTAGTGTTGCATTTGGTGCTATTGCTAGTATCTCTGCTTCGACTGCGCCCTTTGGTATATAGATATTCTCGCCTTTTGCATTTGCTGCATCTTCTTTTGCTTTGAAGACTGCTATCTCGGTTGGGTCGTCTGTATCTAATGAATAGATGAATCTTGGGATGACATGGCGGTGCATTAACTTCTTCATGTCTGCCATAGCTTCGTTTCGTGCTAGGATTATCCATTCAACTGATTTGAGTATACTTAAGCCGTGTACTTCGTCAGCGATTCTCTTCCTGCTTAAATGTAGTATTTTGCCGGGTTTATATTTCTTGATAGATTGGTTTGTCTTACTTGTTTGCTCGTATCGCTTGATTCTACCTTTTTGATTAACTATAATTCGCATAGTGCCCGGGTCTAGTGGTTTTATGTTTATTATTTCTTCCTGTTTATTGAGTATAATTTCGGCATATGAATCTCCACCTACTGTATAGGTTCGGATCATGTTACTTAGAATCGTGTTGAATGAATCTTTACCATGGCCTTTGATTGTTGATAAGTGTAATTTTGTCATATCATCTGCTTCATAGCCTGCACCCATAGTCCAATTTGCTTTGGCATCGACTGCTGCTTGTAGTTCTGGGATACTCTTATAGTAGCCTAGTTGTTGTGACCATTCCGAATTTTGCCATGAAAACTCTTTCTGGTCGCCACCTGCATCTGTACTGACTGCTGTGACTGAGTATGCTACTTCTTGATTTGCTAAGTCTGATGCTATTGAACTGTCTATATCTGTTTCTGCCATATTAAAATACCTCTTTCCATGTGTCACCGATATTAATCTGGATGCCTTCTACTGCTTTCCATGTATCGCCTATATTTATTTGTATGCCTTCTATATCTTTCCATACATCGCCTATATTAATCTGAGTATTAGTGCCTGTTGCTGCTGCTGCTTCCCAAACTGCATAAATTGCTATTGTGCCGTCTTGTTGCCAGCCACCTATGTTCCATGTTGGGTCTGGTAAAGCTGTATTTCCCGAATCAGATATATTCATGTCACCATCATAGTTTGTTGTATAATCTGTTTTTGTTGCTGTTGAAGTATTATCTAATTGCATACAAATCCAATAGTTAGTCGAGGGCGAAATAGTAATATTTAAACCCGTTACTTTTTTCCACCCTGAAGTTGTACCTTTTGCGTTATTTGTACTCAAACTTCCTACTACTGTCTGAGGCTCCTCGTTGCCTGAGTCGTCTGTATAAATACCTACATCAAAATCAGCGGCTTGTGTCTTATTTTGACAATACCACCCTATCTCTGTTATTTTTATGGCTGTTGCTGGACTGGTATCATATTGTCCTCTAGCATAAGTATCGCAAGTTGTAGCACTTCCAGAAGGGTCAGCACTAGGTGAAGCTGAAACAAAACCGCAATTTGTGCCTAGTACTACTGCCATATTATCACGCTGTGTATTGTATGTATATTGTGCCTCTTGGGACTGTGTTCGCTGCTGGTGGTGTATCGTCTGTGTCATATAACACCATTGGCACATAAGCTTGATCTACTGTTGAATTATCTGCTGTGATTGTTAATGGCCCGGCTGCTATATCTGTACCGCTATTTAATAAATAATCTGAGTGAGCTTGAGTATTATCTTCTCTGTGTGTTGTGTTACTTGCTACATCTGCATGGTCGCTTCCATCTCCACCATAATGTGAGACTGCACTTGCTACTTGAGTCACCGTTGCTGTACTTGTCTTGATTCCTTTAGCTCCACCATCGCCTTGTACTAGTGTCACATCTGTTAGATTTGCGGCTGCGGTTACATCTCCACCACCTGCCGGGGCTTGCCATGAACAAGTACCGTCTCCGTCTTCTCTTAGAAATAATGTACCTGCACCTTCACCTGTAGATTTAAGGTTACTGCCTTCTGTTGAGTGTGGGTTTGTAGTTAAGCCTCTGTGTGTTGTGTTACTTGCTACATCTGCATGGCTTGAACCATCGGCCGAGACATGAGCATGAGCTGCATCTATTTGTGCCCCCGTCGCTGTAATATCACTATGGCTTGCTGCATTATGACTCTCTGCATGTAGTGCATCTTTTTGTGTTTGGGTAATGTGTTCGTAATCTGTCCCGTCATTTAAACCAGTCAAAGAATTGTGAGCGAAGTCTCCCGCTACTTGATCATCACTACCGCTGGCGTGTCGATCAGTTGTATTAAGTGCAACCTCTGCCGCTGTCACTGTTGTAGTCTTTACTCCTTTAGCTCCACCATCGCCTTGCACTAAAGTTGCATCTGTTAATGCTACCGCTGCAGATACATCTCCACCAGCTCCAAAAGTTGATAGATCATAACTCACTCCATCTTGTACTATTTCTTTTGTATCTACTACTTGTGTCTTTATGTGTGGGTCGATGTTCTCAGAGCCTGAGTCGTATGTATCTTTGCCGGGGCGTTTTGTTCTGGTTACGCCACCAAACATGTTCTCCATCTTCTTTGGTCGGCCTCTAGGTCTAGGCATCTTCTAACCACCCCAATATAAGTACTGTGGCATAAGAATTTGCTACATAAGTATGAATTGCGATTGTTTGGGCTGCTGTAAATTTGTATGGCATCGATAAGGGTATTGATGCGTGTTGTTCTGTGATTGACCATGTTTCCCATGTGAACCAATTTGAGCCGCCTGCAATTATCATATAAGAAACATTGCCCGCCGCAGAACTCATATAAGTTATATGAATATGGGTACAATAGAATACTTTGTTTGCTGGTACTGTGTATATAGTCGCTGAACTGATACCTGTTGAGCCTGCTCTTGCTCTAATCTGTGTATTGTTTCTTCCTGCAAAATCTGCTGCACCTTCTACTTCTAGCTTTTCATCTGATGATACTCCAACATTATCAATAGCTACATCTACTGTATTTTGTTCTGCGACATTTAATGTTGATGCTACTGATATTGGGATTGTACCCTGTTCTGCTGTGTTTAATGTTGATGCGGCTGAAATTGGAACTGTGCCAGTAATTCCTACATTAGCTTGTACTGATGATTGTAATACTCCGCTAGAGATTACTATCGGGTTGCCGTCTTCGTCATAGACTACGCTATCTTGTGTATTGCCAAATAGTGAGCCACCAAAGTTTAAACCCATTGTTCTAACCTCATTTCTTTGTTTATGTCTGGTATCTGGCCTTCGTATCTGCTAGTAAATGGTTTGGCTAGGCCTAAGTATAGTTCTTCTTGACCTACATCCATGCCTCTGTGGAATACTCTGCCTAGTAATCGGCCATATTTCCCTACTCGGTTGTTAGGATCCATAAGTATTTGCACTTCTCGGCCTAATATCTTTGACCTTAACCAGTCTCGTGTTATTTCTCCGCCTGCATTCATTTCTGGGGCATCTATACCTATAAATCTGAGTGGGAAATCAAAATCCCGTTCGGTCATTCTTAGGGTTACTGTATCACCGTCATGAACTTTGACTACTTGAGCGAAAAAGTCTTCCTTGATCTGTTTATGCGGGCTAGTTAGTTCTAGTAGTTGCATCTGTGCATTTGTCAGTTCTGGAAACTTCTTATAATCGTGGTCGAACATTGTCATTATGCCTCTTGGATAAATGTCTGTGGTTTCTTGTCTCGTAATAATGATAGACCTCTCAAAGCGCCGTCTCTCAATATATTTATCATGTCTTCTGCTTCAATTCTGCTAGTGTAGCCGCTCATATCGTAGGCTATTGCTTCTATTGCTACTAATGAGCTGCATATGTCGCTTAGAATGTGTTTTACATCTACATTTAAGGTTGCATATACATCTGAGAAATTAAATCTGCATGATACATTGATTGTACTTTCTGCTCTTAGGTTTGCGGCTGTCATCATAGTAGTATTAAATGCTGCATTTACATTAACTCCACTCTTTTGTTGAATTTCTGCTTCTGTTGTCATTATGTATGCCATGTTTTCTCTTAAAATGTTCAATTATTTAAATGTTTCTCTAATAAATGTATAATTTTAGGCCTCTTTCCTTTAAACACCAACAAGCTCTGACTAGTGCTTCTGTTAAGTGACTATATAGGCCAAATATCTTGAGTTTCCTAGCGTTTGTACTGCCGGCTGTATATTCAAATGTGATGGATTTCATGCTTTTTAGGAGTTTTAGGTCACTAATTAAGCTAAGTTTGCCGGTTTCCATTAGCATTAGGGTATTATTGTATAGATCTTCTTTCAATATTCCCCTCTTTTTCTCTTCGCCCTGTACTTGTACCCTTCTACTAGCATTGTTTAGGCCTATAACTTTCCGGCCTAGTTTCTCTATAAGTACATCCAAGACCCCGCCCCCAACTCCAGCATCATCGATGAAGATTTTATTAAAGTTGAATTCCTTATCAATAGCCTCGACCCTTCCAATAGTGTCAGTAATCGAAATTCGGTTAGTAGTGAAACATTTAACGATTTTAAATTTATCTTTGTGCATCTCACATATGACAAAGGCATTTTCATCTCCCCCATATCTAGCTATGTCTACACCTAGATAATAGCGTGCGGCTGAGTTGTAGTCCTCTTTCTTGCTCCATTCTATGAATGTCATACATTGTTTGATTAGCGTTGTACTGAAAAATTGGTTCCATTCATCAGTAAACTCGCCCTGATACTCTTGTCTGTACTGTTGTTTGGTCATACGGCCCTTTTCTTTCTTTAGAAATGCCTTAGGTATCCTTAAACAGTCTTCACTACTCGCGTGGAAGCTTTTAAAGTCTTTGTCTGTGAAACTGTTATAGAAATAGCCCCCTTTTCCGAATGGTGTACTTAATAAGATTACATGGCCCATGCCTCGTAGCTTCTTACTGACTGCTATCATAGGGATGACTGCGTTCCAGACTGTCTCTGGGATGTAGGCCGCTTCGTCAGCTATTAGCATATCTATTGTAAAGCCCCTAATAAAGTAACCAGTACGGCCTGCGGGTAAACTATAAATCTTAGAGCCATTATTAAGGACGATTTTTGTAAGTGTTGGGATTTCCTTATATAGCTTGTCGCCTTCATCTTCTAGCCGGTCTATATTTGACCTTACTTTCTCAAATAGTAAACTACTCTGTCTTTGGCTAGCTGCTATTATAAGTGTTGTGGTGTTCGGGTTCTCTATAGCGAACTTGACGCTCTTCGCTGATACTACCTCTGACTTGCCGACTTGTCTACCAGACCTGATAGTGATGTCGCCATCATGGTCTAGGACCTCTTGCTGCCATTTATCCCATTTAAACTTTGTCATATTCCTTGATCTTCTTCTTGATTCGTGTGATTGCGCCCCTATTCAGTTCTAGGCCTATTAGCATCTGGAGTTGCTGGCTTTCTAGTTCTGACAGACTCAGTTTCCAGTCCTCTCTCTTGGGTTCCATCAGTATATCTCCATCATAAAGCCTAGTGTTATTGTCACTATGCCTAGGATTGCTAGCAAAACTACCATAGTTATGTCATCATCATTTATTATTATTCTCATATTAATTCACCTTCCTTGTTTTCTTGAAATCTGATTTATTATTATTCTCATATTAATTCACCTTCCTTGTTTTCTTGAAATCTGATTTATTATATTTTCTAATAAAAATACGCCGACTCCTACATATACACCCAACCACAACAACTCAAGACTAGCCAGACACAATCAACAACAACACACCGTAGCGTATCGTCGTCAGGGCTCCTCTTCTGGAGCCTGCGCCCATGCGGCGCTCATAGCGCCGCACTATATAAGATGCCATATTGATACGAAGCGATAGGGCGGGGACCCTGTCGCTGAGAACCCCAGATACTAATTACTCGGGGGTCTGGGGTCGAGTCAATCTATTTGGGGCCCAAACTACAACGCCGGCTTTGATGGCGGGGTTGTAAGGCGCAGGGCGGAGCGAAGCGGAGCCCTGCTATTTAGGCATAGAGAGTCATTAGCCTGTTATGTCTTTGTTTGTTACTTTAAAGCCACCTGCTTCTAGGAGTTCTACCCAACCTAAGTTAATGAGTGCCCCTACTGCGTTCCTAATAGTTCTGTGGTCTGTACCTATTTCATACAAGATACACACCTCTAGTTCTACTGAGGTACAAGTGGTTCTAGCTTTGAGTCTGTTCCTCAGTCTCCACATTACCCGCTTGAGCTTCTCTACTGTCATCTATACCATATCTCATTATCAGTCATCTTAACTTCAAAGCCTAGATTCTGTAAGTCTTTGACTATGGGATTACGATAGCTACTATTGTACTTCTTCCACTTCTTCCCTTTCATTTTGGCTTCACCGTTTGTGGTAGTATATTGCTATACTGTCCTTCCTTAAGAGTCTGGAATGTGCACTTCTTGCCAACCAGTATCTTGGATGGATCTAGTTCAACACCAACATCTAGCACACCACCGAACAAGAGCAATAGCTTGCCTAGTTTGCTCGACATACTGATATAAGTAGCATACCCTGCTTTGAGTCTGGCTGATTGGAACACATCGGGCTTACTAGTGGCCAGATTGAACTCAATAATGACATCAGTATATTCAAAGGGTTCAGTTCGATACTCAACATCGATAATGATTCCTTCATGTAGTCCATCTGGTACTTCAAACACATCATGCACTTCTAGTTTCATTTGTTTCTCCTGATAAATTCTACTCTGAATCTATCAATATTTGTGTAATTCATTAAATACCTACATATTGACCTAATATCATACAAGTCTGCTTCTTTCTCAAAATAGAACCATTTGGCATGGTTACTAAAGTTTAACCTTGCCTTATATTTCTTATTCATCTCATCTACCTCTGAGCTTCCGAATCATGTCGAAAGTCTCTATGTTACTCATTTCTGGCTTAACTTCTTCTTTGCTTCTTGCAATACTTCACCACCTGCTTCTGTGACTTTATAAAATACTTTATTTTTAATGTGAGTTACGACACTAGAAACTAGACCTCTAGCTACTAGTCCGTTGATTATCTTGGTAAGGTAGCCGTAGTCCATATCCAGTTTGGCTGACATATACATCTTATACCTTAATGGTGGAGCTACTTGAGACAGATAGACTAGAACTTTAGCTTCACTAGTTTTCATGTTCTGCACATTCTCCTATTTCGTGGAAATCTTTGCACTTATCACATCTTATTAATACCATAATTACTATAATAATACTACTAGTATAAATAGATTAGTGTGATGTGTTATCTAGTTCCTAGCACCGCTAACTTTATTAATAACCTCGACAATAAGAAGTATTGTTATCAGGAGTCTGTTATATAATGTTTCTTTTTTAATAACATTTTTGTATTAGAGTAGATAGTATTACTATAGTAAAATCTAATAGAAAAAATAATTAGAATAAGGTTTATTGTGCGATACTAGAACTCAAGCTACGCCTACTCAATAATTCCCTTTGACTTAAGGTCCTCAATTAGAGTACAGAGTCCATCGCCTATTTCTGTGACTAAACCGTTGGCGCTAATGCTTCTGTCTGTAACTACATTGGTTGTACTCCATGCCCCTGTTGCTGGGTTGGTATGACTGACTACAAGCTCTTTGACTGCTAGTGCATCTATTACTTCGTGTGCCATTTTAAGCTCCCTCTTTTACTATAATTAAGCCTAGACCATTTGCTGTAACTACCATCCATGTATTTGTTCTATCTACTGTGTTAGGCATAGTAGCTAGCCATGTGGCTGTATCTGATAAAGGTCCATTATATAAGATAGTTGCATCTGCCATTATTTACTGAACCTCTTTTTCTTTGGTTTGGGTTCTTCTGGTTGTGGGGCCTTTACTTCGCCGAACTCTTTTAAGAGTGCGGGATCTATATCTTTTTGTCTGCCTGCTTTGATTAGTCTATTATATTCTCTTTGTCTGTTTGCTTTGCTCATCTTAGACTCCTGTGATTTTACATATAGCATTTGGATTGATTACTTGAATCTGGCCTACTTCGTATGCTCTGATTGTATACTTAATGCCGGGGTCTACTATTGTATTGACAGTTAGGCCTACAACACTCTTCCATGTCATAGCTTGTTTACCGATGACTACTTGTGCTCCGCCTTCTGTAACTGAATTACTAGAGATTATTGTAAGGCCTAGTAATTTGCCGACTATTCCATTCCTGGTGACTGCATCTGTATAGAATTGGCCAGCATTTCTGATATTAGCATTGCCTAGTAAGTGGCTTAGGTCTGTTGGGTGTACTAACAAATAGCCGTTACTGTCTGGGTTATAGTTATCTACTTCGATAAATGCCTTTGCATCTAGAATATCTTGGATTGGGTCTCTATCTGCAATGACTGCATTATCCCATGTTGCGTTTGCTGTTGCTGTATTGCCTGCTGTTAGGACTGCGGCTGCGATTACAGTATCAACTGACTTTGTGATTGCTCTAGCTATTCTTAGTAATGTTCTAGCGATAACATCAACTGCATTAGTTTTTGCATCTTCCCATGAGATTACTGCTTCCATAGCGTGCTTTACATTTCGGCCTGATGTCTTAGTCCAGCTTACCTCTCCATATGGAAATGCTGCTAGTCTAGGAACACCTTCAACTCCACCAGTAGCGTGACCGCTAAGGTCTGCTGCTGTTTCTGTGTAGTATGTTTCGGTCCATGCGTTGCTTGATTGTATCATACATAGTTGTTTCATTCTATATTCTTGTAATGCAAAGCCTGTTACAACTCTGCTGACATTTTCTGCTCTTAAGTCTGCTTCTCCTGTTGTGTCTGCCATTTTTCACCTTTTATTTATTTATCTTAACTGCTGCGACTTCATCGTTTCCATGTGCCTCAAGACACATACCAATATCGCTTGATTGTAGTAGATCATCTCCATCTGCTACGGTTATCATGTTTGCTGTACCGCTTCCGGCACATCTTGCACCTAGTGCGGTGACTCCTGCTGCTGCTGCGGTCATATCGAATATACCATCTGTATATACAGATATGGTTGTTGAGCCATCACTAGCTACTTTTTCGTGTGCCGCTATTCCTGCAATAGCTGTATCAACACCTGAGTGTATGACTACAGTTCGGTCTGAATCTATCTCTAGTAGAGTACCTTTTGGGATTGCGTTACCATCAGCACAAGTATATCTGATTGGTCTACCGCCTTCAATTAATTCTATGACTACTGCTTCGTCTGCCATTTTATTTGTTTATTCTACAAGCTTCTGTACCTGCATTAGTGCCAGCTTCTATCATGTACCCGACTATTGAGCCGCTTAATATGCCTGCTGCATCTGCTGTATAAATAGTATTGTCGGCTGCTCCTATCATCATTACTGTACCGACTACATCTGTACCTGCATCGCTTAGTAAATCGAATATACCATCTGTATATGCTGCGATTGTAACTGCTCCATCACTAGCTACTTTTTCGGCTGCTGCGATTCCTACGAATCCAGCGCTGGCTGTAGTTGCTACCTGTACTGTTCGGTCGCCTGATAGTTCTAGAAGTGAGCCTTTGGGGATTGCTACACCATCCGCACAAGTATATCTGATGGGTTTTCCACCGTTAAATATTTCAATTATTACTGCTTCTCCTGCCATGAAATCACCTTATAGGCCTATTCAGAGTATTAGAGGTATTTAAATGTTGTGGTTAGGCTCCTTAGCAAAGGGGTGAGGTAGTTAATACACAAAGAGGTCGTTCAGGGAGAAAGAAATCTTTTACCCCTTAATTGCTGAACCTTACCACTCCCAACATTCGCCACATATAGCTTGTTTCTCACGGGGTGTATCTTTGACGAATTTCCTCATGCTCCCGCATCGAATACATGGTTTTATGATGAATTTCATTTATCTGGAAATGGATCTAGACCTGAACCTGCTACTAGTTTCTTGGCTGCTTCGATTTCTAGTTCTTCTTGAGTTTTCTTGGTTGGTTCTTGACCTGCTTCTGATGTGCCGCCTAATGTATTTTCTACCTTTGTTTCGGCTGCTTGTTTTAATAAGGCTTCCATTCGCATATTAGCGTTTTCTAACCTTTCGGCTGCGGCTGTTGTTTGGTCTAGTTGTTCTTTTGCGGCTATCTTAGCTTCTTCTTTCTTATCTACCATTTTATCTACCTCATAGTAAGCCAAAATTTAATTGGCTTGCTCTATTTCCTTCATTTAATAATTGTAGTTGTTTTTGATATTCAAACCAAAATTTAGCTGTTGCTTCTCTATCTTCTTCTTCTTTTTTACTTGTTTTTGCGGCTTCTTTAGCCCAAAATGCTGCATCTTCTCTCATATCTCTATCTTTTGCTGCTTCTTCCCATGCTAAAAGCTTTTTTCGTTCTGCATTATAATAGTTTACTATTGCAGTTTCTTGTAGTTCTTGTTCTTGTTTTATCTTTTTGTATCTAGCATCTTCTTGTTCACTAATTCTTTTCTGTCTATCTTCTTCCCATTCTAATTGTATTCGTCTTTCTTCATTATAATAATCAACAGATTCTTTTTCTGCTGCAAGATTTTCTGCTCTTACTTCTTCCCATTTAAGTGTATCTTCGTCTAAGCCTTGTGCTATTAATTCATTTTCTGCTAGTTCGTCTGCCATTAATTTGTCTGTGACTTTTGCAGTTGCGACTGCAGCTTTGATTATTTGTTTAGCTGAGTTATTGACATTAGTCCATGGTAATGCTTGCATTAATTTATCCCAACCTTCCGGATTAAGTATTTCGTCTTGTAGCATATTTAAGCTATTTACTAGTTCCTGATTACCTGCTCGTGCTGCTGAACCTCTAGCATAAGCAATATTCTGGATTGCTTCTGAAATATTAAATTTGGCGAATGGGTATGTTGTGATTGCATCCTTAATTACAAATGCTGCTCCAACTGTGAAGCCTGCTTTTGCTAATGCTCCACCTATTAATTTTGTGGTGACTGTGTTTGCTGCTACTCCTTCTGCTCCTACACCTGCAGCACTAAAAAGTGCTTGTCTAGTAACTTCTGTTGATGCTGCGGCTCCTGCTCCACTTGCACCTGCTAAAGTAATTGCACCTGCAGCACCTAATGAAACTAGGCCACCTAGTATAACCCATGTAGTAATAGGATTGTTTATTGCTTCTTCTAGCCCCCATTTAATCGGTGCATTTTCTACTGCTGCCATGATTCGTACATCATCGAAGGGGTTAAGAACTGCTTTATATACATCGATAGTATTTTTGAATCCACCGTTTGTTTGTTTTTGTTCTGCTATTAGTGCTTGTCTTGCTGGGTCTGCTGCTTGGGCTGCTTGCCATGTTGCAGCTTGTCCTGTTATTTCGTTACCTTTGTCTATCATAGCTTGATTTGCTTCTGAGATTACTTCTTTTTCTGGTTGTGTTCTAGTTCCCTGTTGTGTGACTTCTTGGGTCTTTGGGTCTAGCTTATCTGCATTTTGTAATACATCTTTTGGTTGTTCTCGTTTCTTTTTCTTCTTCTTGGATGAGCTAGAGCTAGATGAAATCTTGCTTGCTCCTACAAATGAATCTGTTGGCATTTTGATTACCTCGTCTGTTTTATGGCTTCATAGACTTTTATTAGTGCTTCTGTGTTGTTGCCTATGACTTGCTTCATGTCTTTATTTGTTGTGAACTCTTTAATTAGCATTGTT